AAGGCTCAAGAAGTGTTTGCATTTTTACAAAAACAAAAAGGTTCTTTTGAGGACTTTACTATAGTTGCACCATTAGACAATTTGGGTGCTGGCAAAGCAGAAACAGATATACAAGTAGTTGGATCACATACATCAGGAGATGCTTCTATAGTTTTAGATGGATTCTCAGCCAGTCAAACAAGTGCATTAAAAGCAGGTGATCTAATAAAGTTTGCTAATCATAGTAAAGTTTATATGGTGCAATCAGATATTGATTCTGATAGCGGTGGAGCATTAACTGTTCTTATATCACCTAACCTAGTAGCATCTCTAGCAGATAATGAAGCTGTTACTGTAAACAAACCTAGTTTTACTGTTTATCTTGAAAACAATGAAATTATGTATTCAACAGATGCTAGTGGTTTTTATAGTATTTCATTTGATGTTAGAGAGGTTATAACCTAATGCCTAGAAGTTTATCATCTGATCTACAAACTCAAGTATCATCAACAGCAACTAAAACAGCTTTTTTAGTTGAGCTTAATTTATCATCTACTATTAGATTAACTGATTGGTACACAAATGTTACTTATGATGCAAATTTATATGAAGCTGGTGGTTCTTTTTTAACAGTTAATTCAACAACTGAAACAGGTCAATTACAAGTTGATGAAATAAATATCGGATTTTCTAATATTACAAATCAAGTTAGGTCTTTAGTACAAGATGGTGCATTTACTGATAAAACAGTAGAAATATATCTAGCTTATTTTAATTCAGATGAAACTATTGTAGGTGCAATAAATTATTTTACAGGTCAAATAAGAAATGTAGCTATATCTGAAACTAAAGATGATTCAACACTAACTATGACTGTTGCATCTCACTGGGCAAACTGGAACTTAACTAAAGGTAGACATTTTTCTGACGAATCACAACAAACATTTAGCTCAGGTGATAAAGGTTTTGAATTTGCAACGCAAGTTAAATCAGATGTTAGGTGGGGTGTCTAATGGTTATAAATGCTATTATAGGATTTTTTAAAGCAGTTGGCTCTTTTTACATAAAGTATAAAGCCTATATAGATGCTGCTATAAAAATTGCTACTTTAGCTGTAGGTGTAAAAGGATATAGACAAGCTCAAGATATGCTTGCTCAGGCTCAAGCTATATTAGCTAACAAAACTGCCGCTGGTGGTAAAATGCCAGTTATTTATGGAACAAGAAGAGTAGGAACTCAAATTGTTTACATGGATGTATCAAACAATGATTCAAGGCATTTATTTGTAGTTTATGCTTTATCAGTAGGCGAATGTGATGAAATTCTTTATAGAACTATTGAGCTAGATGGTAACCCTTTAACTGATTCTAAAAGATTTAAGTATGGTTGTTATGTTGGCTCAGATAGAAATAATCAAACTGGTTATACCCTTCATAGACCTTTAAATACAGTTTCTCAAGTTGGTTCAACTATTAGTGCTGGTGCTGGTCAATTTGGTACTAATCAAAATGCAAGATATCGAATAACTCTAAACCTTCATCATGGAACATCATCGCAAACTGCTGATCCTATGCTTGTTGCATCTATGCCTAATTGGACTTCATCGCATAGACTAGATGGTGTTTGTTATATAGCAGCACATTATAAATACGATAAAGAGGGTATGTTTTCAGGAATACCTCAACTAACAGTGCAGGTTAAAGGTAAAAGAATTTATGATCCAAGAGACACTAATCAACAATTTGGTACTCCAACGACTTACAAACATTCTGATAATCCAGCTTTAGTTTTTTTAGATTACATTACAAACAACGAATATGGTAAAGGTTTAACTTCATCACAAATTAATATGTCAACTTTCAGCTCTGCTGCTAATGTTTGTGATACGCAAGTTGATCAGCCATATTTTAATGGATCAGCACAATCTTTAACTTGGTCTGCTAATAGTGGAGATGATTTTTTTACTATTTCAGGAACAAATGCAAACAGTGATTGGTGGCAAAATAAAATAGGTGAGGTTTTAGATTTATTTGATGCTAATGGTAATGGCGTATTAGATGAAGTTGAAATAAAAGAAATACAAAGAACTCAATTCTTTGATACAACTCAAGAATTTATTGTTTTTATAAATGCTTATTTTAGCAGCACTTATTCTTCGCAAAATGGCACTTCATTATTAAAAGTTAAACGATTTACTACAAATGGCTATTTAGATTCAAATAAAAATGTAATGGAAAATGCTAAAGAACTTCTTAGTAATATGAGAGGTATTTTTCTTTATATTAATGGTCAATACGAGTTATCAATAGAAGATACAGGTACTTCTACATTTAGTATTACTGATGACCATATTATATCTGATGCTGGTATATCAGTTGATTATGGCAATAAAGATAAAAAAGCAAATAAGGTTATTGTTGAATTTTTTAATGCAAATAAAAAGTATGAATTAGATACAGCTACAGTTTTACATGATGCTAGTCCTGAATATTACTCAGATGATAATGATGAAATATTAGAAATTAAAGCTGAGTTTCCTTATGTTACTGATCCATATATTGCTTATAACATGGGTAAAGCAATATTAACTAGAAGCAGAAACCAAACTACTATGCAGTTTTTAGGCACTCCTGAAATGTATAAGTTAAATGTAGGAGATATAGTAGATTTAACTTATGCAGGTTTAGGATTCTCAGGTAAAGTTTGTAGAGTTGAAGCATTAGAATTGCAACCCAATGGTTTAGTTGCTGTTAGCTTAATAGAATATTTTGATGTTTATACATGGGAAGTGCCACCTCAAGAGCCAGTAGAAGAGTTAGCAAATTTACCTTCTGCTTATGCAGTCAAAGCTCCAACAGGATTATCATTCACTGATTCTGATTCTAGCTCTACAGGTAGACCTATTTTATCTTGGGCTGCACCAACTGATTATCCTGATTATGAATTTAGAGTTAATGTTGTAGATAGTTCAGGTAATCAGTTAATGAATAGAATAGTTAATACTACTGAAGCTGAACTTAACTTCACGCCAACAGGTAATAACTATGTTGCTAGTGTTACTTCATTAAATACTTTAGGTACTGAATCAGATGCAACTACACTAACCTTCAATCTTGCAACTGAGCCTGTTGCAGAAGGTGATATAAGAACAAATGCAATTACAGCTAATAAAATAAATGTAAATGAATTATCTGCTATATCTGCTGATTTAGGTTCTATCGATGCAGGTAGTATGAATATAGGTTCAGGTAACTTTACTGTTTCAACAGCAGGAGTTATGACTGCAACTGGTGCAACTATTTCAGGTCAAATTAGTGCAACTACTGGTGCAATAGGTGGTTTTACTGTTGGCTCTACGTCTTTAACAGCAGGTTCAGGTTCTTCAAAAATATCCTTATCTACAGCAGATGGCATACATCTTGGGCATGATACTTTTGCATCTGCTCCATTTAGAGTAGCTTTAGATGGCTCTGTAACTGCTACAAATGCAACTATTACAGGAGCTTTAACTTTAACAAATATAGATGGTACAACAGTTACTTATACTGGTGGTCAACTTGGCGTAGGTACAATTAGTGGTAGTAATCTTGGTGATAGTGCTGTATTTCCAGCAACATTAAGATATGAAAGGTCTAATGCAACAACAGCACCTACAGATTCAGAATTTAATACAGCTTTTGGTAGAGATCCTAAAGAAAATGATATTGTTGTAGTTGTTAGAACTGATACTAATGCTCAAGTTGCTTACAAACACGATGGTACTTCTTTTTCTGTAATTACAAATTATATAGATGGTGAATTAATTGTTGATGGCACTATTACAGCAGATCAGTTAGCAGCTAATTCGGTAGAAGCTAATCAGATAAATGTAGGAACTTTATCAGCTATATCTGCAAACATGGGAGCTATTACAGCAGGTACAATTAACAACACTACTAATACGCCAACAGCAGGTCAAGAACCTACAGGTTCTCAAGCTGGAACAGCAATTGACTTAGCTTCAGGATCATTTACGTTTGGTAATGTAAATTCATTTTTATACTTTAATACTACTGATGGATTAGTTCAGGGTGGTTTAACTCCATTTAGAGACACTGTATCTATTTATTATCAAGGTTCAACAGCACCATCTTCGCCTAGTGATTCATCTATGACGTATACCAGTACAGGTGCTTTTTCTTTTACTACTAATGCTCCTACTGGATGGACGTTAAGTATACCTAATACTACTGATAATATTTATGTGGTTCAGGCTAATATTGGTAGAACTGGAGCTGGAACTACTACTGCATCATGGGGTGCTGTAAGTTTGCTAAGAGCTGCAACAGTTACAGGAACATCTTTAGCAACATCACCAGCAACAATCGCCTTTAGTTATGCAAGCACTACTTCTACATCTCCTGAAAGTTATTCTAATAGCTACACTGTAACAGCATCAGGAGCTTATAGTCATTCTGTTGGTATTACTGCAACTGTATCAAGTGGAATATGGCAATCATTAGATGCTAGCTCTATTACAGTTAGTGAGGTTAGTGGTGATACAGGTGAGTTTACAATTAGCTCAATTACATATCAAAGTAATTTTGAAGAAAAAGCATGGTCTTGGACTGTAACTCATACCTCATCAGGATCAACAGTTAGTCAGTCAACGCTTACAATTAACCCATTACTTCAATAGATTAATATGTATGCAATGCAATAAACACATAAAAACAAGAGGATAACGATTTATAAATATCATATATAGGTATAAAATTAATAAAATAGGATTTTAATATGGCACAACACGATTACAACATAGCAAATCAGTCAGGAGCA